CACTCCCTACCGATTAAGGTAAGGAGTGTCTTTTGGTTTGAACGAACACCGTTCCCCACACGATGTAGGGTTCGAATATGCGCTCAATGGTACACTCAGACTCCCCAAAATCGAACCCTGTCGCTTCTTCGGCGGCGGGGTTCTTTTCTACTCGGAAAGTCTTGGTTTTACAAGAGGTTAGGTTATATGCGGTAGTGATTTTATACCCGTCAGGTTCGTCCCACACTGTAACGGAGTTGACGAGCAAATCAATGAGCCGCCTGCGGAAGTCTTCGTCTTCGATGTTCCCGTATTTGAACTGACTCAACCAGAATACGATTTGGTCACGGTCAATTCGGTAGACGAATTTTTCCTCAGCTTTAATCTCTTTGTTGATGGTTTTCTTTTCATGTTCGAGCTGAACAAGGCGGTTCATCAATGTCTCAGAAGCAATACCCTTCTCGATAGCGGCGGTGATATTTGTGATTGACTTTTCGACCTCCGTTAACTGAGCGGTCAACTGCGGAATGTGCGTGTCGTTTATTAAATCCTGTTCGCTCTGCCGGATTGCCATGTCTGCGATTTCATCAATGAGCTGATCGGTCAAAAGGTTGAGAGCGTCACGGGCTACTATCCCTTCGATGTAATCTTTTTTCAAAGGCCGCTTATCACACCCAAGTTTTCTCTTTTTCGTGTAGCAGGAATAGTAGTGGTAGACCTTGCCGTGCCTACCGGCTCCGCTTTCACCGTTCATAGAAGCCCCACAATGACCGCAGAATAGCTTTCCAGACAAGAGGTAATCTACCTTAGCCTTGCCCCTTGCGGGGGCTGTGGCGGTCTTAGAAAGCCGCCGCTGTACCGTTTCAAACAGCTCCTTATCAATGATGGCGGGAATACCATTTTCGATGACAATATCCTTGTAGGTATAAGTGCCGATATAGCGAGTATTACGGAACATGGCCTTAAAACTGCTGCGGTTGAACTCCGTGTTTTTGGCAGTCTTATATCCGGCAGAGTTAAACTTTCGGCAAATGTCAGCTACGCTTTCGCCGTTGGCGTAAAGAGAGAACGCTTCTTGAACGATGTGGGCGGTGTCAGGGTCAACAACCAACTTATGATTTTCCACCTTGTACCCAAGGGGAATATGACCGCCTACACTGTGGCACTTCAAGGCAGACTCACGCATACCTCTCGTGACCTTCTGTGACAGCTCGGCAGAGAAAAACTCAGCCATACCCTCTAACACGGACTCCAAGATGATACTCTCAGGGCTGTCGGTAAGGTGTTCTGTGGCGGAGAGGACTTTCACGCCGTTCTTCCGCAGACGCATTTTCATAATTGCGCTATCGTTGCGGTTACGAGCAAAACGGTCGAGCTTCCAGACGATGACATATTCCCAATTCTGCTTTGCGCTATCCGCAACCATTTCCATGAGGTGAACCCGCTTTTCCACATCTTTGCGAGCGGTCGTTGCTCGGTCAACATAGATGGCTACAATGCGGTAGTGGTTTGCTTTACAGAAGGTGCGGCAGTCACGAAGCTGCCCTTCGATAGACTGGTCACTCTGGCCTGTGGAGCTATACCGAAGATAAAGAGCAACATCTTGATCGCCGTTGTAGAGCGTATATGGGTCTTCTTGAAATTGAGAGATTTCTTCCTCTGTCAGACAGGAGAGGTCGATTGGAAATTTTTTCATGCAAATCTCCTTTTTAACTCCATGACTCTACCGACAAAGCGCAATCGTCCAATTTCAACACCGCCAAAAACACGGGGAGGATAGTGTGGGTTAAAAGAGCGAAGGGTCACAGTATCTTCATCAATGCTGATTTTCTTAACAAATCCTTCTTCGTCATCAACAATGACAACCATAAGAGTATCTGTTTCAGGAGGTGTGTCTTTTTTAACCAGCACTAAATCGTGATCGTCTAAGACTGGCGACATACTATCCCCGTCCACTTGTAACCAGAAACAATCGTCACAGTCATATTCGGGGTCAACTTGTTCATACCCCAATGCTTCTTGCTGAGCGATGACACCTTTTCCTGCGGACGCATGACCAAAAATAGGTCGCTTGCAATTCTTTTCATAAGGTTCGGTGGTCAAACCAACAGAGGACAAGTGAAAGAGAGGGTCGTCAGTTTCACCTTTCAAATACTCAGCCGTTGTTCCAAGATTGATAGCGAGAGTTTTCAAGTCTTCATTTGAAATCATGCGGTCAGGCTTTTTATCTACATCATTCAAATAATATTTGGGGCGGTTGATAAGTTTGCAAATATAGGTGACGCTTTTCCCTTGTTGTTTAGCTAAATCTCTAATACGACTTGTGTTCATAAATACCTCCTTCAAAAAATATCCTACTTTTTTAGGATTTACTATTGACAATCCTACAAAGGTAGGATATACTTTGGATTGTGAACAAGAGATTTTGACAACAAAAACCCGACCCCCGAAAGGTTTTCTTTTTTCGGCGGTTGCTGTGGTCAATGGTTTAATTGTTTGGCAAGTAAATTGTACCATTACGCCCACTGGTTGTCAATAAATATTGTTCTCAATTCAAAGAAAGGAGAGGTTTTGTGAAAGAGCGTGAGAAAATTCGCTATCGCCTGAGCATCAATCACCTGTCGTTTGCATGGCTGATTGATATGCTCCGAAAGCGGGGGATTGAAACGAACGGCCCTGTCCTGAGTGCAATTCTCGCAGGGACTCGTAACGGCCCTTCTGTGGACAAGATCATCGCTGAGTCTATCGACATTCTGGACTGGTACGAGCGGCAGATTGGCGGTGTGTTATGAGCGACAGTGCATTTGCCCCGGAAGTGCGAGGACAGGCCAAAGCGTTCAGCTCACTCCTTGCTCGATCTGTCCGAGAGTTTTTCAAGGACGAAACGAACCGCAAGCAGTTCGAGAGCTGGTACGAGCAGAAGTACGGAACACCGTATCAATGGAAACCTATGGTTTGGAGGAACAGATAATGAAAAAGGTATTTGGAGTGTTGGCATTTCTTTCGTTTTTCTACCTGTTGGGTGTAGTTGGTGCGGTGGAGCAAGACACGATGGCTCTCGGCGCAGGCATGGTTCGTATGGGTATCGGCCTTGGCTGCTTCTGGTTGTTCTGTGAGCTGTCTGGTGCGTTTTATCCCGCCCCGCCGAGAAAAAGAAAGAGCCGCTGACGGAACTGGTACTTCCATCAACGGCAAGCGTAAAAGCTCAATCTGATTATATCAGAACCTATCATTTTGTAAAGGAGAACTTTATGAATAGCACGATTGCGAAACTCGCAGACGAGTTCGAGAAGATGGAGAAAACCATCGCTTCTCAGAAGAAGATGATCGAAACCCTTATGCTTACGGGCTATGTGGATACCGATACCGTCAAACTTCACCTTAATTCTGTGTATGGTGTCATGTTCGGCAGTCGCCCCTCCCTGAAGCGCTATAAGCTGGAAGACTGTTCTTGGGACGAGATCAATATGTATTCTTCCATCGGCCTTGCTGACAAGGTGTTCGAGGTCGGTGACACCAAGAAATTCCGTCTGGCTGATGGCTCTTACCTGACTGCCCGTATCATCGGGTTCAACCATGACTACGCTGAGGACGGCAGTCTGACCCACATCACCTTTGAAACCGTTGAAACCCTTGACGGTGACATTCCCATGAATGAGAAGTCTACCAACGAGGGCGGCTGGGACGCTTCCTACCTCCGTGCCAAGCTCAACGGCAACTTCTTCGAGAAGCAGCTTCCTGCTGATCTGAAAGCGGTCATCAAGCCCGTGGTGAAGATCACCGCAAAGAGCGGTAAGAACGAAATGCTGGTTCCTTCCGTTGACAAGCTGTTCGTTCTTTCTGAGCAGGAGGTCTTCGGTCGCAAGATTTATTCCTGCGGCGGTGAGGGTAAGTGGTACGAGTGGTACAAGCGAGAGAACACGCCCTACGGCAAGTGCAAGCAGAATGGTGAGAGGGATTGGAGATGGGAGCGTTCTCCTCGTTCCGGCAACACCGACACCTTCTGTCGTGTGAACAACAACGGCAACGCCGACTATACCAACGCCAGCAACTCCTATGGCGTGTCCTTCGGCTTCTGCATTTGATCGGGTATCTCGTAAATCCCGCCCCATCAGGGGCGGTGAAAGGAGTGAAAACATGAATGTCAATCGCAAGGTTGGCACTGGCTTTGAAAGAGACTTATGCCTGAGTCTGTCGGGTTGTGGCTTTTGGGCGCACAATCTCGCTCAGAACAGTCAAGGTCAGCCGTTCGATGTGATTGCGGCTCGAAACGGTGTCAGCTATCCCATTGACTGTAAGGATTGTTCCAAGAACATTTTTAAGATGGAGCGTATCGAAGAAAACCAGTTTTCCGCCATGTCTCTTTGGGAAGAAACGGGAAACGGAGAGGGGTGGTTCGCTCTCCGAATGATGAACGGAGCTGTGTACTTTCTGTCCTTCACGGTGATACGCAATCTGTTCTTAATGAAGACCGTTCTCTCTGCGTCTGAAATCAGACAGTTCGGTATCACACTCGGAGAGTGGGTGTCCCAATGCAAGTAACTGTTGGCAATCAGCTCCGAATTGAAAATCCGTCTGAGCAGTTGCTTACATGGTGCAAGAAGCAGCTTATTCTTCCCAATCCTGAGTACGCCAAGAAAGTTCGTATGCACTTTTGGGTTGGCAACACCCCTGAGAAGTTGTACCTGTTCCAATGGGACGGTGACACGCTGGTTCTCCCCTATGGTTGTCTGAATGATGTGTTGGCGATGGATGATTGTCACATGAAGGTCAATCTTCCCACACCGACCGAGGTGGACTTCGGTTGCACCATTCCGCTCTATGACTACCAAGTGGAAGCCAAGGAAGCCCTGATAACTGCCTACTACGGTATTCTTCAAGCCCCTGCGGGGTGCGGTAAGACACAGATCGGAATTGCTGTTGCGGCAGATACAGGTCGAAGGACACTCTGGCTGACCCATACACGGGATTTGCTCGTACAGAGCAAAAGCCGAGCAGAGCAGTACATGAGTCCTTCTCTGACTGGCACGATCACCGAAGGCAGGGTTCAAATTGGTAAGGCAATCACCTTCGCCACGGTACAGACCATGTGCAATCTCGATCTGAGTCAATACCGTGATGTTTGGGATTGTATCATCGTGGACGAGTGCCACCGTGTAGCCGGAACCCCGACCGCTATGACACAGTTCTCAAAGGTGTTGAACGCTTTGGCAGCTCGGCACAAGTACGGTCTGTCCGCTACGGTTCACAGGGCAGACGGTATGATTGCCGCCACCTACGCTCTGCTGGGTGGGATTGCCTATCAAGTGCCGGAGGAAGCGGTGAAAGATAAGATCATGACCGTCAGCGTTTTACCCCGTGCCACACATCAAGGACTCAGCCGTGAGTTTTTGGACACGGACGGTACGATCATCTACGCCAAGTTGGTTAATTTCCTCGCTGACCGTTATCCCCGAAATAACTTGATTGTCGCTGACCTCGTGGCAAATCGAGATCACTACAATCTCATTCTCTCCGACCGGCTGACGCACTTGGAAACCCTGATGAACCGTCTTCCGCCAGACCTGAGAAAACAGGCGGTCATGATTGATGGGAAGATGACCACGAAGAAAGCCAAGGCTCTCCGAGAGCAGGCTATTGAGGAAATGCGGCAGGGGCGCAAGCGGTATCTGTTCGCTACCTACTCTCTGGCGAAAGAGGGGCTGGACATTCCCCGGCTCGACCGCTTGTACCTGACTACACCGCAGAAAGACTACGCTGTGATAACTCAGAGCATTGGTCGTATCGCTCGTACTTTCGAGGGAAAGGGGGAACCTATCGCCTACGATTATGTGGACGATGGCATCCAGTACCTCGTGCGAAGCTATAAGAAGCGGTGTACCACCTACCGCAAGTGCGGTTGTAAATTCATCGAGCAGGAGGTGTCAAAGTGAAAGTTTTGGTCGCTTGTGAAGAAAGTCAAGCGGTTTGTACTGCGTTCAGAGAGAGAGGTCACGAAGCCTACTCATGTGATATTCAGGAACCGTCAGGCGGACACCCCGAATGGCACATTCTCGGTGACGCTCTCGAAGCCGTCAAAGGCGGGAGCGTGACTACGATGGACGGACAGGTTCATGCCGTTGGTAAGTGGGATTTGCTGATTGCACATCCGCCATGTACTTACCTGACAAACGCCGGGGCAAGACACATTTGGAAAGGCGGTCAGTTGCAGCCAGATCGAGTGCAAAAGGGCATTTTGGCACGAGATTTGTTTATGCGTTTCTGGTATGCGGATATTCCGAGGGTGGTTATTGAAAATCCAGTTCCTTCTAAGATTTTCTGCCTACCTGAGTATTCCCAAATTGTTCAGCCTTTTCAATTCGGACACGCCGTAACCAAGAAAACCTGTCTGTGGGAAAGAGGGGTGCGCCCCTTGAAGCCAACAAACATCGTGGAACCGGTTAAGGGACGAAAGATGGTTTTGAAAAACGGAACTGTCCGCTACTCCTGTTGGGAAATGGATTGCGGTGGAAGTAAGGAGGAACGGGCGAAAGCTCGAAGCAAAACTTTCCCCGGTATTGCAAAGGCGATGGCTGACCAATGGGGAGGTGATGTCGGCAGTCATGGATAATCTCTTTATCTTCGACTGCGAATAGCAGTCTTTCAAGATGACTGGCTGTTCGTGTTCAAGCACAAAGACACAGGTGAATACACAGTCATTCACAACGACAATGACGCAATCTGGCAGTTTCTTCGAGAACAACCGCTTCTCTGTGGTTTCAATAACAAGGCGTATGACAATTTCATTTTAAAAGCTGTTGCAGATGATTGTACGCCGCAGGAAGTAAAAGCTCTGAGTGAATACCTCATTGATGGTGGACAGGGCTGGCAACACCCTCTTATGCGGGGCAATCCCGTATTCGTGACCTCGTTTGATATTCGTGACGATATGTACGAGGGTCTTTCGCTGAAAGCCTGTGAGGGTCATTTAGGAATGTCGGTGGTTGAAAGCTCTGTGCCGTTTGACCTCGATCGTCCTTTAACCGATGAAGAACTGGACGAAACGATTTTCTACTGTAAGCACGATGTCGACGCTACCGAAAAGCTGGTAGACCTCCGGCAATCGTATTTACAGACAAAGATCAATCTCGGTCGTAGAGTGGGTATCTCAGACGAAAAAGCCCTGTCTTGCACCAATGCCAAGCTAACTGCACTTATGCTGAACGCAAGGCGTAGAGAATGGAACGATGGTCGAGATTATGTCTATCCTCCAAGGTTAGATGTGTCCATTATCCCGCAAGAGATTTTGGATTTCTTCGACACCATTCACGACAAGTCAATCCCTGACGAAGTTCTTTTCAAAACCGCCCTGACCTACAAGTTTGGCGATTTCCCTTGCCGGTATGCGTGGGGTGGCGTTCATGGCTCAGTTAAAGGGTATCACGGCAAATCCACGGCGAAGCGGGTTATCCAAAACCGAGATGTTTCTTCGCTGTACCCCTCGCTGTTGGAATTGTTCCAGTATCTTTCCCGGAATGTACCTGACCCTCATGTGTTCTACAACATTCGCAAGGAACGCATACAGGCAAAGCATGACGGTAATGACCAGTTGGCGAAGGACTTGAAGCTCCCGCTCAACACTGTGTCGGGGGCGCAGGAGAACCGCTACAACGACCTCTACGACCCGTTGAAAACCCGTTCCATGCGAATATCGGGACAGCTTTTCCTGACAATGCTGCTTGTCCAGTTGCTTCAAGCGTGTAAGTCAATCGTCCTGCTGAACTTCAACACGGACGGTCTAATGTACGAGATTGACGCTGACGAGGTTCCCATTGTGGATAGCGTCTGTGCGGCGTGGGAGCAGACCACGGGGTTTGAATTGGAATTGGACGAGATTGACGAGGTTTGGATTAAAGATGTCAATAATCTCATTCTCCGAAAGACCAATGGCAAGGTCAAGTCAGTTGGCTCGTATGTTAGCTACGGCGCAACCTCGAAGGGTGCATGGCAGATCAATAATTCGATGGTCATTGTCAAGAAAGCCCTGATTGACTATTTCACGAAAGGCGTCCCGGTTCGAGAAACAATCATGGATAGTACTGACATTATGGATTTTCAGATCATCGCAAGAGCCGGTTCTTCCTATGACGGTGTTGTTCAGAAGATAGGCAATCGTGAGGTACAAGTCCAGAGAGTCAACCGTGTGTACGCAGTAGACCCGTTCAAAGATCGCCAATGGTTCGGTACGCTTTATGCTCTGCAAGGCGAAAGCTATAAGAAGATTGGCAATATCCCCGATCATTGTCTGGTAGACAACGACAACCATCTATCCCTTGATGAAATTGACAGAGAGTGGTATATCGCTACAACCGAAAAGAGAATTATGGACTTCCTTGGAGAGAAACGGCGAAGAAACACCCGCAGAGTCAATTCCATTAAGAAAAAATTATTAGAAATGTTGGAGGTGAATTGATGAAAGATTGGACAGGTACGGGAACAT